ATGTCATTATTTGCGGGCGGACTGAACACACTCAAAAGCGTTCAGGATGAAGGGCTAGCAGGTCAGCAGTCATCTTTTGACCAGTCTTTAGGTACTTCCATTGTTGATGGCATCAATGACATGCCCACCATTCGCATTGGGAGCTGGCTACAGCGTAAGAATGAGGGAACCGAAGGAGATATTCTAACTCCAGAAGATGCCAATGCCCGCTATGGCATCAAGGATGTTCTCAATTTCGACAAGCCTATTTCTTCCTCGATTGCCCAAACCCTCAATGAGGATAAACAACAGCAGCTCATCAGGCAGAATACCATTCGGAACGGTCCTGGTGGTGTCATCAATCGCACATTAACAGCATTTGCCGGTGCGGCTCCTTCTTTTCTGGACCCCATAAATTATGCTGCGACATTTATTCCCGGCCTAGGTGAAAGCCGCATCGCCATGGTTTTAGGCCGTGCCGCTGCCCGTGCCGAGGGCTTTGGCCTAGAGAGTGTGGCTGATGGTCTTCTCAGTGCCGAAGGGCTAAATCGCCGTGTCGGGGCAGCTTTATCCAGCAATCTTCCCGGTCGTGTGGTCCAAGGTGCCAGTCAAGGTGCTGCTGGCATGGCGGCTTTGGAACCGCTTAATTTCTATCTTGATCGTGACGAACATAACGATTGGAGCATGGGGCAGGCTCTGGGGAACATCGCCTTTGGTGGTTTCATGGGCGGTTCTCTGCATGGTCTTGGCTATGCGCTCGGGAAGCGTCTGGACCGTGCAGGCACCGATGCCAAGGGGCAGGTTCTGGCCGATGGCATGTCATCAATGGCTAGCGACAGCCCTAGCAATGCCGAAAGCCTGCTAAATATCCATGAAGTACAGAAAACTAGAGAAGACCTTGACCGGGCCATGTCAGAGCATGGCGATACGCCCGACATTAGTGCTGGTAGTGATGAAAATTCTTCTGCTTCTGAGGGAAACGAAGACGGTGCGCCCGAGGCACAACAATACCCTCCCCTACGTGATAGGATATCCTCTGACCTCTCCGACATCAAAAAAAGCCATGCTGAAACGCTTGATGAGTCTGCGCTTTATGAAAAGCCAAACGATACACAAAATAATGTCGTATCTGCTGACCCAGTAAGGCTCAAAAAAACTAAAAACCCTCCATCACTTTTTACTTTTCTTAACCGTTATGGCGGGGTGATTGACCAAGGTGGAGATCTAAGAGGGCAAGACATCCATCGCCAGCGCATCGGGCTTATCAGACGCCGTGGTGGTATGCCGCTGGATGATGCTCGAAGCCTGGCCATTCAGCATGGCTACTTAAAGCCTGATGCCGACATAAACGACCTGATAAATGCAATGGTCGAAGAAAGCCACGGTCGGAAGGTGTTCCCCGATGGGCAGATTTTTGAAAAAGAACGTGACTTCGCTGCATTAGATGACCACTACCGTGAGATTGCCGCTGATGATGCCGATGAAGCCTCTTACAACGCTGGCATATCACTGACGCCAGAAGAACATAGACACGCTATTGAAGCCATCCTTTCGGGTATTCATCCAGATGCCGCCGTAGAAGAAGCGATGATGTCCTATCGTCATTCCACATGGGACCGCTATGCCGACATGATGGACGAAGGCAGGGCATTCCATATGGAGCGCATCGGCACAAAGCAGATGCTCCTTCATTCTATCGCCCGCCAGCGTCTGGGTCTTTATGCCAAACATCTTGATTCTGACATTGATAATCTCAGCCTATACGATCTAGCAGAATCAATTCTGAAACATGATAGTTCAGATGACGCCGTAGAACACGCCCTACGTCTCATCGAGAATGGCAAAGGCAAAGGCCATGATGCTTCTGCCTGGCAGGAAACTGTGCAGGAAGCCTATCAGGCAGCGCACCAGCGTCTCGATGAGCTGCAACAGGGTGCAGCCGAAGCCATCATGCGGAACCTGCATGGGTATGAGGACCATGAAGTAACGCAGAGCCGTGCAGGCCTATCTGCCCAAAGAGAAGCTGCTCCCAGACCGGAAACAGGGCAATACACGTCTCCACTTCCCTCTGGCGGCATTGAGCATCTGGACCTTTCAGCGGCAGGGAGCAACCCGGTTATGGTCGGACGGATGCCTTCCGGCATTGAGGGCGTTCCAGACTGGCCTGTCATTCTGGGTGATGGGGAACATGCTCCCAAACTGACAAAAAGCGGACGTGACATAGGTGGAGGTCATGGAAGGCTGCACATCTCCGCCCGTCATGGTGACGAAATCAGAGGTCGTGGTTTTGCTGACATTGATTCCTACATCCGTCACATCTTCCGGAACATGAACCAGATCAGGCAGGATGAAGCGAAAGGCGGCCATGACACTGGTTCCTACTTCTCCGTCCATATGGGCGATGCCAGAGGCAGGAAAGATAAGCATGATACGGCTGTCCTCCATCTCATGAAAGAAGGTGGCTATTACCGTGTCGGTACATCCAGTGCTTTTGAAACGAAATATCTGGAGAAACGAAAGCTGCTATGGGATGGAAGCCGCCTCAACCTATCGCACCCTGCCGAAAAGAATGCCGACCTTCCCCCGTCATCACCTAATAAATCCGGCAGTGATGCCGTGTATACCAGTAGCCGCCACAACAGCACCTCCGACAATGGAAATCTTGCCAGCAAAAGTCAAGCCATTATCGAAGCACAAACCTACTCTGACCAGATAGACCGTCAGCTTGCCACCCTAGGCGATCAGATAAGCCCCGAAGAACTGGCAGAGATCCAACGTGAGAAAACCCTCTCCGATGGCAATGTAGATGCCCTTACCTCCGCTGCTGCCTGCCTGACAAGGAAAGCCCCATGACCCATGATAACCCCTGCTACAACGAGGCAGAGAAAGCCGCTGGCCGTGAAATGTCCAAGGCAGAACTTGATGAGATGTTCGGGCGGCTGGAGAAAGAAGCCGGACGCTACATGAAACAAGGCCTGTCCCCACGGGAAGCACTGGAGAAAGCCGGTGCCCGCATGGCCGATGAGGAACGTCTGGCCGGTATCATCGAGGCTAATGCCCGCAAGAAGAACCTCATCGTCCGGGCCGAACTGCGCCGCCGCATCGTAGCTGGTGATGAAGCAGCCTCTCTGGAAGGTATTCTCGCTGGGAAGCAAAATGGGGAGCGTGATGCCGCCCTCTCTGTGGATGCTAACAGCCATGCCCGCATTGCCCAGCTTCTCGGGCCTCTCATGCACGATCTGGACAAAGCAGGAGTCTTCAAAGCCCTACTGAAGCGTGATGAACAATTTGATGCCGATGTGGCCCGTGAAATGTGGCGTCTGGATGACCCTAAATCTGGAGACGCAACAGGCAATAAGCTGGCTGCCGAAGCCGCTCGCATTCTGTCTGAATATCAGGACACAGTGCGACTTATGCAGAACAAGCAAGGCGCATGGATTGGCAAGGCCGACCATTACGTCACCCGCCAGAGCCATGACATGTGGAAGATACGGGGCGATGGGTCGGAACGCTCTTACCAGAACTGGCGGGACACCATCTTCCCACTGCTGGATGACCGTACTTTTGAGATGATGCCCGCAAAGCAGTCGAGGGAAGACTTTCTCCGTAATGTCTGGCTAAACCTCTCCACGGGTGAGCATGACAATGCCAACGGGCGGGATTGGCTTTCTGGCTTCAAAGGCACATCCAACAAAGCCAAGAAGGTCAGTCAGAACCGTGTGCTGCACTTCAAAGATGCCGATGGTTGGCTGGCCTATAACAAGAAGTTCGGTCAGGGCCATGTAGTGGACAGCATCTTCAAGGGACTCATAAACGGAGCACGCAATGCTGCTGTAATGGGCGATCTGGGCACCAACCCTGAGAACATGTTCCGCAGCATGATCGAAGAAAGCGTGCAGGCCGCTCGTGAGAGGGCTGATGCCAAAATGGTTGATAAGCTCCGCCGGTTGGAAAGAGGTGCCTTGATGGACATCGTGACAGGTAGAGCCAGACAGCCGGCCAACAAGACGGTTGAAACCATCGGGGCCTATGTTCATGCGTGGAACCAAGTGACAAAACTGGGCGGTGTGATGATCTCCTCCCTGCCCGATCTAGCCGTGAATGCCTCTGTTTTGCGGCATAATGGTGTTCCTCTACTGGAAAGCTACTGGAACAGCCTGAAATCCCTTGCACCCGGACTTGCCAGCGAAAACCCAGAAGAACGTAAAGAGATTGCCCGGATACTCGGCGTGGGTTTGCAAGGACATCTTGGGTCCGTCATGAGCCGCTTTTCCGCCAATGATGCCCCTCTGGGAAAGATGAGCGATCTCATCAACAAGTTTTACCGCATCAACGGCCTGCAATACTGGACAGACAGCCTATCAGAAGGCATCGGCATGATGCTTTCCCACAATCTGGGACGTAATGCAGGTCTGGCCTATGAAGCTCTTGATGGAAAGCTAAGATTCAGCCTGAAACGCTTTGGCATCACGCAGCCAGAATGGGACGTAATACGGCAGGCCGTGCGAACAGCGGCAGGAGAAGACCATATCCTACCCAGCGAGATGGGTCGCCTGTCTGATGAGGCTGTGGCTCCCCTCATCGAAAAAGGACAGACAGCCGAGGACGTACGAGACAGCCTGACCCGCAAGCTCTATGCCTACATCACCGACCAGACACGGGAGGGCATGACGGAACCTGATGCCCGCACTCAGGCAACCTTCCGGGGCATCAGCAACCGGCTGGATGACGTGAACCCACTGCTCGGGCAGGCCGCACGGCTGATGCTCCAGTTCAAGAGCTTTCCTCTCTCACATGTCCGCCGTTTCTATCAACGTGAAGTAAAGCGCAACGGGCTGGACCTGCCCGGTATCGTCCATATGATCGCCGCCACGACCGTGCTGGGATATGTTGCCATGCAGACAAAGGCCATACTGGCCGGAAAAGAGCCACGAGATGCAGGCGATGTCCGCACATGGATGTCCGCTATGGCTCAGGGCGGAGGGGCCGGCATTTATGGCGATTTCCTCTTTGGCCAGCAAAGCCGTATGGGGAACGCAGTACTGGAAACAGCGGCGGGTCCAACCCTTTCAGACATGACAAAACTGGCAAGAATTTTCTTCTCAACCCGTGATGAACTAATAGGCAGCCCCGATGCTGGAAAGGCCCGCACCTATCTGTCCGACCTTGTGCGCTTCGCTTCAGGGCAAATACCGGGTGGTAATCTCCCATTTATTAACATCGCACTGAAATATAGCATCATTTACAGCCTGCAAGACATGATAAACCCTGGCTACACGGCCCGCTATGAAAAGCTAGTCAAGCGCAATCAGGGACAGGGCTTCTTGGTGTCTCCTACGCATAATCTCTACAATGCGATCAAATAATATGAAAAGGCACACTAGAATTACAAACCCCTGACACCCTCTCCTCCACCATAAATGATGGAGGTTCTGGGGATGGCTGAAATCCCGACATCTGATGCCCCGGCTACTGATACCGGGACCAGTCAAACCACGACAGAAGCGGCAGACAACACCAGCCTGATGGGCAAAGATTCCTCTACCGGGAATAGTGAGGGGGAAACATCCCCCTCATCTGGCGAACACACTGCTGAAAAGACCGCAGAAGGCGAAGCCAACGGGGAAAAAGAGGCAGAAGATAAGCCCAAGGCACCCGAAAAATACGAGTTTACCCCACCGGATGGCATGGAGATCGACAAGGAAGCCCTGTCTTCCTACGAGGCTCTGACCCGTGAGCATGGGCTGTCTCAAGAGCAGTTCGATGCCATCACGAAACACGGGCTGGAGTTCTTCCAGAACCGCCTGACAGGCCTAGCAGAGCAACATGCCTCCATCCAACAGGGCTGGCGGGACACGGCCCTAAAGGACAAGACGCTCTCCGATGGGGAGAGTCTGAAACCAGAGGTCATGCAGAACGTGGCCCACGTCTTCAGCCAGTTCGGGGGCGAGAAAGACGCCCTCCGCAAGGCTCTGGTCGAGACCGGGGCGGGCAATCACCCTGCCGTCATCCATGCCTTCAATGCCATCGGGAAAGCCCTTGGGGCTGCCCAGACACCCGATCGGGGAAAACCGGCCAGCGAGCTGAAAGACAACAGCTATGAGGCCATTGCCCGCCGCCGTTATGGCTCCAACTGACAAGGACAACTGAACCATGTCGCTCAATAGCAGCACATTTCTGACACTGGCTGACTGGGCTGCCCGCCGTGACCCCAATGGCGGCATTGCCGATACCGTCAACCTGCTCTCTCAGACTAATGAGATTCTGGATGACCTGATCTTCAAGGAAGGAAACCTTGCGACCGGCAACAAGACGACCGTCCGCACAGGCCTGCCATCAGCCACATGGCGTATGCTCAATTATGGTGTGCCTCGTGGCAAATCCACCACCGCACAGGTAACAGATACCTGCGGGATGCTGGAAACCTATTCCACCATCGACAAGGACCTCGCCAACCTTGAAGGCGATGTCGCCGCCTTCCGTCTGTCTGAAGACCTCGCCTTCCTTGAGGGCATGAACCAGCAGATGGCCCGCACCCTGTTTTATGGCAATGAACAGAAGGACGTTGCCGCATTCACAGGTCTTTCTCCCCGCTTCAACACGCTGGATACTAGCAAGGCACCGTCTGCTGCCAACGTGATGGATGCGGGAGGTCGTGGCAGCACGAACACCTCCATCTGGCTCTGCTGCTGGGGGCCGACATCCGGCTTTGGTATCTTCCCCAAAGGGTCCGTTGCTGGTCTTCAGCAGAAGGATGTCACGACTGATGCGCCAATTCTTGATGAGAATGGAAACCCGTATCAGGCCTACCAGATGCATTACAAATGGGATTGTGGCCTAACCATCCGTGACTGGCGGTATTTTGTCCGTATCGGCAATATTGACGTCTCCAAGCTGACTGGCCCGGATGCAGCCAACCTAATTGCCCTGATGGCTGCTGCCTGCTTCAAGCCGCCGACCATGCCCAGCTCTGCCTCCAACGTGCAGGCTGCAACACGAGCTACAGGCGGTTCTCCGCTCTCCTTTGGTCGTCCTGCTTTCTATGTAAACCGCACGATTGCCTCTGCCCTGTCCATTCAGGCCATGAACAAGACGAACGTGCTGCTCACGCAGGACCAGTTCGATGGCAAGCCGGTGCTTCGCTTCCGTGGCATCCCCATCCGTGTGGTGGACGCCATCATGAACACAGAAGACACCATCACAGGATTTGCATCATGATTACCGACAGACTGCTCAATTTCTCCAATGCTCAGGACCTGACACAGGCCCCCGCTGGACAGGATACGCCTTCTACCAACGTCATTGACTTCTCCCAGCCCCGTGACTTCGGGCCGACCGAGGGCTTCAAGGTCTGGGTAGAGTTTCCCAATACACCATCTCCGAACAGTGGCAGGCTGGACGTGAAGATTCAGGTCTCCACTGACAACCAGAACTGGAACACGCTGGAAGAGCTGCCGGGCATCGACCTCTCCCTCATCGGGCCGGGCAGCCCGTTTGCTGTCCGGGCAAAACCGGCTTTTGCAAACACGCCTTACCGCTACATGCGCCTTACCTATAACCCGGCACAGGCCATGTCCAACTGCACGGTGACGGCTGGCATCAATCTCGATGTTCCTGCCCAGATTGCTTATCCTAAGAACTACGTAGCGTGAGGCGATCATGGCAAGATACCGCATCACACAGAATAGCTTCATCAACGGTCACTTTGTGGCCGCTGGTGAGGACGTTGATTATGCAGGAATCCCCGGCTTCAATCTTGATCCGCTGGATGATGAAGCTCGTGCCGCCAAGGAAAAGGCTGGCTTGCTGGCCCAGAGGGATGTGAACAGTCGGGAGTTTCAGGAAGACTTGACACGACCCGATGGTGCGGCTCCCCAGCAGGAAGACCTGCTTGCTCCCAAAGCTGATGAACCGGCCGTAGATGAGAAGGCTGGCAAGAAGTCTTCTAAAGGGTAAGGCATCATGACGACAGCCATTGACCTCTGCAACAGGGCCATGATGCGTCTTGGAACACAGAGCAACATCACAGCGTTTGATGATGGCTCTGTGGAGGCCAGTGTCTGCGCTGCCTATTATGACGATGTACTACTGAGCCTGCTGGCCCATCCGGCCAGCTTCGGCGGACCTTCCTACACATGGCAGTGGCCCCGCTGTGTGGGCACGGGCACGGCTGTCTCCAGTGATAGTCCGCTCTGGCGGTATGAAATCCTTCTTCCGGAAGACAGCGTGCGGGTTCTGAGGGTCGATGATGGGAAGACCGTCAAACCCGTGGACCAGCGCATGAAGATGTTCGACCAAAGGAATAGTTTTGGCGAGGGCATGGGCAAAGCTGGCGGGCCTGTTTTACGCCCTGTCATCCTAACGAACAGCCAGACCGTCAGTGTGACCTATATCACCAAAAGCGTGGATATCGACTACTGGCCGCCTGCCTTCCGCCGTGCCTTCTGGCTCTGTCTGGCCTCATCAGTTGCTACCACACTCGGCATTGACGGCAACACGATTGCAGCCGTGGAGCAGGAGGCCAGCCGTGAGGTAGAGCGGGCCTGTCTGGCTGACCAGCGTGTGGATGTTGTCAGCACTGAGACCATGCCTGACTGGCTGGGTGTGCGCTTCTCTGGCCTCGGCTATGGGCACCATATCCATCAGACAAGCAATACGCTGGATGCTGGTTATATAGCGGGTGGCAGCCAACCCCCCGCACCTGCTGCAGCTCCTTATGCGCCGCCCATGGGAAAAAATGGCGTCATCCCTACAGGGCTAGAGACCAGAGACATTGCAGAGGGAACTTATAATTACATTCCGTCTGATGTTCCTGATGGCCGCATAGGGATTTTGACTATCGGCAGAAGCCCCGTTGGTTGGCGTAGGCCATATCACACAGTCACTATCAACCCTACTGCTAGCGATAAGACGGGAGAATATGACCGATGAAGGATATTAGTTCATATCGTGGCAGTGCATCATTCCCACCATGGCGTGATGATTATATTCCAACGGCAGATGAGTGGCTAAATTGCTTCTCAAACAAAGCAGACTCATCAAGCATTGAAGATCTGAAAAAATCATTATTCCCAGATAAAAATGGAAGCAACGATAATAGTGAACAAAATAGTATTCTTAACAGCATTTTAAGCAGGGTAACTTCATTAGAAAATGAAGATAAATATTTATCTTCATTATGTTACCTAATTAAAAGGCCATACCATTACATCACAGGAACATATGATGATGTTGATGAAACATTCTTTTCCCGTGAGCAGGCCAGTATCGCCGTGAAACTCTCCTCTCAACTGGCATGGGCCGCCAACCAGCAGCAACAGGCACGGTTCACACAACGCCTGATTGTCGAAGCTAAGAAGGCAGGATTATACAAATGAGCGCTGTACTGACATCATCTTCTGTCCTGACAGATATTGTCCAGACAGCACAGGGGCGATCTTTCTCTAAATATGCTCCGCTAGCGCATTTCTCTGCCGCCCCCTTCCGCAACGAGATTTACAATAACCCCTATAGGGAAGGCTCTAATAAAAACGGCGTTGCTCTGTCGGCTAATGAATTCGCCATGATCAACGCTGGCCAGTATCGCCCATGGATTAACGACCCGTGCCGGGCCATCTGGGACGCAGACAACAAACTCTGGCGGGCCTTCGTATTGACCAACAATAACCCAGAGGATGACCAGCAGACCTGGGTTGAAGTTGTGTCTCCCGATCTTGAGAACTGGGTGGCCAACCGTATCCCCTTCTATCTCGGCAGCCTTGATCAGCCTGTTCTTTGGGGCGGTTCATTCATCGTGGATGAGAAAAACACCTCTGGCTACGGGGCCGGGTCTGTTCATTATCTGGTCTCTATCCCCGGCGGAGGTGGCTATAGCCAGCAGAGTGTGGCCAGATTTATCGCCCCCAAACTGGGACTATCTCCTCTTTACGATGGGGTGGTTCTGGGCAACCCGGGGGTAGGCAACATCGTCCACGCTCCCGGCATGGATTTCCGTGATCCGCGCGTAGATTGGGATGATGCCGCCGGACACTGGCTAATGAAGATCACCGTGGGTTATGGCATTGCCTTCTATTCATCCCCCGATCTGAAAACATGGTCATTCCTGAGCATCATCGATCTATCTGCCTGGCAGCAGATCGAAACCCCCGATCTGGTCCCCATGACGGCACCAGACGGCTCCCGGAAATGGGTGCTGTTCTTCTCCCTGAAAACATGGGATGGCCAGCCATATTCCACCGTGGGTTATCTGGTCGGAAACTGGGACGGAACCACGTTCACGCCCGATTTCTCCACTCCCAAGCTCCTAAACTGGGGCAGCGATTATTATGCCCAGGCTATCTGGCAGCATGGCGGGACAACCTATTGCTGGGCATGGATGGGCAACTGGAATTACAGCCAGATGCTCCCGACACAGGGATTTGCCGGGAACCAAAGTGTCGTCACAAAACTGGGACTAAGGAAAGATACTGATGGAAAGCTGGCTTTACACATCAGTCTGCTCGAAACTCAGCGACGGCACTATCCAGAGTTTACACAATACTGGCAGATCAACCTCTCCACATCTGGCACAAGCAGTTGGTCTCCAGATGTGGCTAATCCGGGCATTTCATGGCGGGCAGATTTTTCCCTATTGCGGCCCAGCCCGACAGCATGGGCTGATGTCACTTTTGAGTTTTGCTCAGACGGCACAAACTACACCCGCCTGATCATCCAGCCCAGTGCAGGGACTATCACGCTCCAACGCTCCCAGTCTGGGGCCGGACCATTGCAGACAAACGCTCCAACAGCACATGCGCTCTGGCAGAAAGACCGTGTTGCCCCTCTGCCTGCGCAGCTGGAATACAAGGTCACAGTCATCTTTGACGGCAGCGTAGTGGAAGTTCTCATCAATGAGCGAACTTACCTTTCCAGCCTGATTTTCCCACCGGAAACAGCGTTCGGCATGAGCCTGTCTGCTTCTGGAACAGGTGGGGCAATCATCCGTTCATTCAAACTCTCTTGCTGAGGTAACTTATGGCTTTTCTTCAACAAACAGACCCTGTAGCGGGGCAGCCCGTCACTGTCACTCTTCCGTATCTGGATCAGAACGGAACATTGCAAATGGGGCAGATTAAGGTCGCACCGGGCAAAGATGCCGTGCTGCCAGATAATATCCTGACATCTGACGAAATACAGAATTACGTTCTGGGTAACCTCGGCAGTGGTGATACGGACCAGAAAGCCGTTGGTGTTCACTGGAATGGCTACGCCGACACGCCAATGATGGTTGTGGGCAGCCTACCGGACCAGAAATATTCCTCACTCTTGGGAACAAACCAGAATGGCCTGTACCTGACAAATTTCGGGAACATTATTCCCGAGATGCCTGCACAAAGCCGCATGATGTTGCAGACATTCACAGCCACGGGTGTTCAGGACGGTAATACAATCACGTTCCCACAGGCGTTCACTAGCGATGATGTCAAGGTGTTCATCACACCGAAAACACCGTCTGCAACGGGGTCCTGGTCTCCACCTATATGTGGCTGCAACAACATCAATCGCTATGGTTTTGGTCTGACACGCTTCTTTACAGATGGCACACCGAAAACATCGGTTGGTGACATTTCAATTCTAGCAATCGGGAAAATCGGCGCATGAGCAACAAGTATTATGCTATCGTTAAAGCAGGTTCAGACCTGACAAAGCCCTGCCTGGTCGTTGGGTGGGTTGCCCAGCCTATTCTACAGGATGGCACGAGCACTCCTTACCAGGCAGCCCCCGGTTTTGAGGAGGTTCCCCTTGAAATTAGTGATGAAGACTGGGCAGAACGGATGGCTAGCCCGCAGAACCCCACGCAGCTAAATCAGGGCAAGCTGGAGCCATATGTTGCCCCTGTTCCGAGCCTAAAAGAACAGGCCACCAATGCCCTCCAGCAGGCGCGGCTAGACGTCTACAACAACTACGGAATACTCGGCGAACCGACACCAGCGGCGTGGGTCACCTATCTCCGTGCGCTAATGACGATCTCAAACGGCACAGACACCACCAGCACGTCCCTGCCAGAAGAGCCCAGCGGGTCTGAGACCTGATACCGCCTGCCAAACGAGACAATGAACAGCCGCCCATGAGGCGGTTTTTTTATACCCAGAGGATACAATGACTGAGATCACCCGTGAGGAGTTCGAGCTGTTAAGGAGTGGCCATGCGCAACTTACCGAACAGCATAACCAGACCCGTGAAAGGGTAGCCGCTGGCGAAGCGATGCAGGCCCGTCACGACGATGACCTTGCAAAATTGAGCAACAAAATCGACAGTCTCGCTGAAAAAATGACGGGGTGTATTTCCGCACTGAGCAATCAGCTGCGCGAAAGCAATTCATTACGATCCAGAATTGTGACAGCTGCCATATCAGGTGGCGCAGCTGTCGGTGGTGGCGTTGCGGTGGGGCTGTATCAGCTGATCCACACTCTCTATCCCCATTTTTTCGGAGGCTGACATGACACCTCGTGGCATCCGTAACAACAATCCGGGCAATCTCAATTTCGCTCATCAGGCCGGGGCCGTTCTGGAACCCGGACCCAATGCCAGATTTGCCCGCTTCCCCACCGCCGAGGCGGGACTTGAGGCCCTTCGTGACCAGCTCATACGCTATATCGTGCGGGACAAGCTCAATACCGTAAATGCCATTATTGCGAAATGGGCCCCTCCCAACGAAAACAACACATCTGCCTACGCACAGTTTGTCGCTCGTAAAATTGGTGTGGAGGCCTCTGCCAATCTAGGGCCTGTTACCCCAACCCTAATAGGGGAAATGATGACGGCCATCATTGAATATGAGAATGGCCAGAACCCTTATGGGGACCTAGTCGCACAGGTGGCCGGTGTGCAGGAGGCCGCAGCATGAAGCCCCTGCACTGGCTGCGCCAGCCGACAACCCTTCAGGGCCTGTCCCTCATCATTGCCGGTCTGGCCGGAGCAAGAACAGGAGCACTGAGCAGCGGCCTGGCCACAACCCTCATCGGGGCTGCCATCCCGCTGCTGCTGCCAGACAACAGCACGGCACGGGCCATCGCCTCCGCTGCCATCCCTCCGGTTGTCGAAGTTCTGGAAAAGAACGCCATAGCCGGGAAGGAACCCCGCAGGCCGGGTTGACTGAACCCGGCTCTTTCATCCCTCCTAGAAAAGGAAATCACCATGTCTGACACCAATACTGCCTCTTCCGTCATTGACGGTCTGTTCTCCCTCATCGAGAGCGCAATGGGCGACAGCGAGAGCGTGAAAACCAAAACACGCCTGCATCTGGCGTCCACTATCCTCGGCGGCATCTCCGATGAAGCGGCCTCTCTTCTGGCTGATCGCTTTGATACCTCGGCCCTCTTTGCTGGCATTAGCCGTGTTGAGAGTGGGCTATCCGAAGTGGAAGGGGGCATCCATGATGTGCTGGCCGCCATGAAAGAGAAGAAGCCTGCGCCGAATGCGGCACAGGTCAGTTCCGCAGCATGATGTATGTTTATGCTGGTTTGGGGGTGGCGACAATCGCCGCCCTCACCCTATTCGGCTGGGTGCTGTACCGGGCCGGACGAAACGCCGCCCGTGTTCTATCTGAACAGCAGAACGTAACTGAGGCCAATGCCCAGAACGCCACCATGGCCCGCATGAATCGGGCAGCCTCTACAGCTCCCCAGACAGATGATGAAGTGCTGGCGAAGCTGCGAGATGGAAAGGAGGGCCAGTGATACAGAAGGAAAGCCCGCTCTGGTTATACGTCCCCTGCGCTCTGGTTCTGGCCTGTGGCATCGCCCTACTAGGTGGGTGCAGTGAGGTCCGCATCCGCCAGCAATGCCTCAACCTGCGGACGCCTACAGTAGAGCAGCAACAGGGTGCCTATGCAGAGATGGTGGCTCACCCAGAACTGAAGAACGTCCGTATTCAGGCGGCTGATCTGGACTATGCCCTGCGGGAAAATGCGGCCTGCTGGGGGAAGAAGCCCTGA